GTCCGATGGCGTACAGCCCGAAGTGGCGGTGCCGGATGTTCCGGCACATCTTTCATTTGATGCCAGAAAAGAATGGCGCCGGATCACTGTCGAGCTGGAATCAGTGGGATTGATCAGCCGTCTCGACCGCGCCGCCCTGGCGATTTACTGCCAGACCTGGGGGCGCCTTGTTCTGGCCGAGAAAGCCCTGGCCGCCAAGCAAAAGCAGGCGAGAGATGGCGGTCTTGATGAAGCAGAAGCCGTCTTTACCCAGCAGACGCCAACCGGATTTGTGCGAGAATCTGCCTTGTTCCGTGTCATCGGAAAGCTCCAGCAGGACTGTGACAGGTACCTGGCCAGCTTCGGCATGTCTCCATCATCTCGGTCGCGTGTCAAGGCGTCTGTAAAGCGTCATGGCGATCCATTAGAAGAAGCACAAAGAGAAGCGTGGAACAACCTGTAGCCCAGCCATTTGCCGACATCTCGACGCAGTACGCGCGTGATGTCGTCGAGGGTCGTATCCCTGCTTGCAAATGGCATCGTCTCGCCTGTCAGCGTCACCTGTCCGACCTATCGCGCGCCGAGCTTGACCCCGCCTGGCCCTATCGTTTCAACCCTCAGCAGACCGATTCGGCGGGCAAGGCGTACCACCCTGCCGAGCGCATCTGCCGTTTCGCCGAACTCATGCCCCACATCAAGGGCGACTGGGCCGCGCGGCGGCAGCTCATCAAGCTCGAGCAGTGGCAAATCTTCATCCTCTGCAGCATCTTCGGATGGGTAAATCGAGATACAGGGAAGAGGAGATTCCGTGTCGCCGACATGTTCATTCCTCGAAAAAACGCCAAGAGCACGCTGGCAGCCGTGATTGGCCTCTACATGCTGGCGGTAGACGGCGAATTTGGCTCCGAAATCTACTCAGGAGCCACGACACAAGATCAAGCCATGGAAGTATTCCGGCCAGCTCTGCTGATGGCGCGCGCCACGCCCCGTTACCTGCAGGCTTACGGAGTCACCGTCAATGCCAGCAATATCTCGGTCGTATCCACCAATAGCAAGTTCGAACCCGTGATCGGCAATCCTGGCGACGGCGCTAGTCCATCATGCGCGCTCATCGACGAATTCCACGAGCACAAAACCTCAGCGCTCTACGACACCATGCAGACCGGCATGGGAGCCCGCTCGCAACCGCTAATCGTCGTCATCACAACGGCTGGATCTGACCTCTCGTGTCCGTGCTACCTGCACCAGGTCGAGCTACAGAAAATCCTCGAATCGATCGTCGAAAATGACCAGCGTTTCGGCATCATCTTCGGAGTTGATGACGGGGACGATTGGACGTCCGAAGATTCCCTGCGCAAGGCAAACCCAAACTATGGCGTATCGATCGACGGAGACTTCCTCAAGATGCAGCAGCGCGACGCCATCTCCGACCCGCGCAAGCAGAACACATTCAAGACAAAACACCTCAACACATGGGTCGCCGCCGCATCTCCGTGGCTCAACCTGCACGCCCTGCAGCAGGCTGGAGACCCCGCCATTACGCTCGAATCGATGCGCGGGCACCCCTGCGTGGTTGGGCTTGATCTGGCCAGCAAAATCGACATCGCATCGGCTGTCTGGCTGTTTTCAGAAGAAAGAGACGGCGAAGAGCATTACACCGCTATCTCCCGAAACTACCTGCCCCAGTCGGCCGTCGACAAGCCGGAGAACTCCCACTACCATGCATGGGTTTCCGGAGGCCATATCACACCGACGCCTGGCAACATGATCGCCCTGCGGCAAATCCAGGACGACGTAATCGCCAGCTCAGAAACCGTCTTGATCCGCGAAATTTCGCTTGACGCATGGGGTTCCCGCGAAATCGCCCCGAATCTTCAAGAGGAGGGATTTGAAGTCGTCGACATTCCCATGCAGACGCGCCATCTCTCGGAACCAATGAAAAAAATCGCCGCGCTCATCGATGCCGGACGATTTCATCACGACGGAAATCCCGCCTACGTCTGGATGCTCTCAAACGTAGAAGTCTGGAGCGATCGGAACGAGAACATCTTCCCCCGCAAACTGCGCTCACAGAACAAGATCGATGCCGCCGTCGCCACAATCGTCGCAATGTCCAGAGCCATGGTGCCCAGCGAAGAAAAATCTCCTTGCCTTGAGCTTGTCGTACTATGAGCGCCGCCCCCACCTGGTACAACGCTGAGCGCGTTGCCATCCCCGGATCGGTGATCCTCACCGCCTGGAAGGCCCAGCGGGAAGCCGCTCGGAAGCTCAGCAACGCCACCACCTACACCACCAGCTCTGGCGGAAGAGATAGTCAGCTTTACGAATGGCTGACCGGCTCCGGGTCCCTGTCCACAGCCGGACCTGCCGTCAATGAAAGGACCGCGCTGGCCATCTGCGCGGTTTACGCATGTATCGGTCTGATCGGCGGAGCCATCTCCAGCCTGCCGCTGCCCATTTACCGGCGAGGAGGAGATTCTCGCCAGCGCGTCGACCACCCGTTGTCCGACCTCCTCAACGTCGAGCCGACCCCCGCCTGCAGCGCCGCCGTCTGGCGAGAATACCTGATCTGGGCCTTGCTGCTGCACGGTGACGGATTCGCCAGGATTCACCGCAAGGGAGGTCGTCGGAGCCTGCTGCCAGATGTAGTCCGGCTTGAGCCCCTACACCCTTTAGACGTTTCAGTCTCGATAAATGGCGACCGTCTTGCCTATCAACTGATCGATTCAGCCGTCGACGGACGCATGATCACGCTCGATCAGGACGACATGCTGCATGTTCCTGGGCTCGGATTCGACGGCTGCCGCGGCGCATCTCCACTGCGGCACGCCGCTCGCAACAGCATGGGATTATCACTGGCCGCTGACGAGTATTCCGCGCGCTTTTTCAGTAATGGCGCCCGGCCGGACTACGTGATCACCACGCCAGGGAAAATGGACCCTGCTCAGCAGACCCTGTTCCGGGAATCATGGATGGCCCGTTACTCCGGCCTGGGTAACGCCCACATCCCGGCCATTCTCACCGGCGGCGGAGAAGTAAAAGCCCTGTCGCTCAACCCAGAGGACGCTCAACTGATCGAAACGCGGAACTTTCAGGCCGCCGACATCGCCCGCTTCTACGGAGTCCCGCCCCACATGATCGGCCTCACCGACAAGGCCACGAGCTGGGGCAGCGGCATCGAACAGCAAGGCATCGGATTTGTCAAATACACCCTCAGTCGTCACCTGGTCAAGATCGAGCAGGAGATCAATCGAAAGCTCCTGCGCGACGGAATCCATTTCGCAGAATTCACCACCGCCGGCCTCGAACGTGGCGACTATAAGGCGAGAAATGAGGGTTATCGCATCGCCCTGGGTCGGGCCGGCGAACCGGGATGGATGACCCCAAACGAAGTCCGCCGCCTCGAAAACCTCCCCCCCCTGCCGGACGGAGACACCCGCGCCAATGGAGAATCATCAGCCGGCAAAAAGGACAACGAACAGGACAACGCACAGGACAACGCATGAAAATCAAAAGCCCACTCAACAAACTGCTCGCCGACAATCGCGGAAAAGGCCTGTTCCGGGTCGATAACGTCTCGCAGGACGAAGCCACCGTCTGGCTATATGACATGATCGTGTCGGACAGTTTTTTTGAGGGCATTTCCGCCATTGATTTTGCCAAACAGATGACGGCCATCGATGCCAAAACCATCCATCTGCGCATCGATTCTCCGGGTGGAGAAATATTTGCCGCTCAGGCCATGGCACAGATCATCCGTGAGCACGCTGCGCACACCATCGCCCACATTGACGGCCACGCTGCCAGCGCCGCCTCATGGGTTGCGCTGGCAGCTGACGAAGTCGTCATATCACCTGGCGGAATGATCATGATTCACAACTCTCAAACTATGTCCTATGGCGATGCCAGAGACCTCAAGGACACCGCCGCCCTGCTCGAAAAAGTCGACGGCATCCTGGTCGCTACCTATGTCGAAGCCACCGGACAGGACACCCAGCAGATCGCCGACTGGATGGATGCCGAAACCTGGTTTTCGGCGGAAGAAGCACTGCTGTACAAGTTTGCCGATCGGATCGCCAGGAATGATGATGTCGCCCTCGAGAACGCCATCCAGTGGAATCTCACAGCCTGGTCAAAAGCGCCATCAAAATCGCCAGCAAACCAAGATGGAAACAGAAACGATCCGGTCTCAACCCTCGATCACCTCCGCCGGCGATTACGCCTGGCAGAGAAACAGACGGCCTAGACGCTCCCGCGTCTGCTGATCAACCGTCAGAGTGCGGTTTTTTTACATCCTCTATTTAGGAGAGAGAACACCATGAAATCCATTCAAGCCCTGCGGGAGCGCCGTTCCGCGATCGCACAATCCATTCACAAACTGCTCGACGACAACCCGGGCGACAAGTGGACCCCATCCCTGCAGGAAAAATACGACCAGGGAATGTCAGAAATCGAAAACATCTCCGCCGAAGCCAGGCGCGTTCAAAACGTTCTCGACCTCATCTCCGAGAGTTCCGATACCGACGCGGTGCGTACCGTCGTCGATCGCGCCGCGCGAGACAAAAAGCGCCCGGCCAACGTCGAGGCATTCTGGAAGCTGATGAAGAACGGCGAGAAGCTGGTAACTCCGGAAGAATGGGGCGTCCTGCGTAACACCATGTCGGTTGGCACCTCGGCGCAGGGTGGCTATACCGTTCCAACCGAGGTGGCTACCTCGGTCGCCGATGCCCTCAAGGAATACGGAGGCATGCGTGCGGTTTCCGAAGTCTTCCGCACCGCGCAGGGAAACGACATCAACTTTCCCACGTCGGACGGAACTTCTGAAACTGGCGAGCTGATCGGTGAGAACACCACTGCCACCGGTGCCGATCCGAGCTTCGGCGTGGTCACGCTCAAAACCTACAAATTCAGCTCGAAAGTAGTTGCCTGCCCCTTCGAGCTGCTGCAGGATTCCTCGATCGACATGGAGGCGTTCATCAAGGCACGCCTCGTCACCCGTCTGGG